GCTGTATGCCTTGTCCATGCCCATACATATACGTCCGCCCGTGCGTGTATGCAAGCATTATTTTGCGGAAATCGACAGATGAACAAGCGTCGCCTGCCTTTTTCAGGTTCTCGCCGGCTCCGACGTGCAGGTAGCAGGCTTACGGCAGCGACTTGAGCAGGTCGTCCAGCTCTTTCTCTGGATCTTCCGACCGATCTCCCGGCAATTCCGCCTCCTTGGCGGTGTTGGCGTAGCGCGGCTCCGGTCGCTCCTCGGAGACCCAAGCCGACGGCTCGTAGGCGGTCATGTCCGACTCCAGCGTCCCGGCGAAGATGTAGGCGTCCCCTTGGGATCGGTCCTGATACCCCGGATCGTCGTCGGAGCGTACCCCGTGCGTGAGGAACAGGTTCGTGCCGGCCGACTTCTTCCCGCCGGACACCGCGTAGTAGTGCGAGATCCCCTCGATCTGCGACACCACCCCGAGATACTCGTAGTTGTCCCCGATGGCGATCGGGGCCGGAACCAGCTCCAGCTGCGCCGACGCTCCTATCGTCATCTGCTGGTCCAGCAGCCAGTCGGAGCAGATGCCGATCCACGTCGCGGCGGCGGTGCGCTCCTCGTCGATCGAGCACGTCACCATGGCCATGTACGGCCGCATGCCGGAGCGCTGGACGTCCAGGTCGTTGCGAGCGGGCGGCGAGCGGACTATCTGGTAGGTGAACCGAGACGGCGCCTGCGACGTCGGCGACTGCCCGTAGACGTGAACGAAGTTGAAGCGCAGCGAGTCGGTGCGGCGCTCCTGTCGGCGCTTGGTGATGGTCGGGTGCCCTACCCAGCGCGGCACCTCTAGCATCGGGGTGAGCGTCAGGTTCTTCGACTGCCGCACCCTCTCGGTGACCGTCTCGCTAGACAGCGGGATCTGCCTCACCACGACCGTCGGGACCACCTGCCCGGCCTCGTTCGTCCGCAGGCAGGCGAACATCTCGTTGATGGCCGGGTTGAGGAACTGCCGCAGCACGGTCCAGATGGGCTTGTTCGTGAAGTCGGGGATGGTAGGGATGAACTGCCCCAGCAGCTTGGTGCCGGTCGTCTTCCTGGACGGAACTTGCGTCTCGCCCTCCGGCGGCGGCTCGACCCCGTCCGGGATGAAGTTCGCCCACGGGGCGGCCACGGGGGCATCCCGCCCGGCCGAGTTGGTCCACCGTTGCACGCCGGTTAGCAGCTCGACGATGTCGGCGTAGGCCGGGACGGTCCCTCGGGAGCGGGCCCGCTTGCCTAGGATCAGGCCCACCTCGCCCGGAACGGTCAGGGCGAACGGGGCCTCGCCCGACCCCTGCCGCAGGCCGACCACGCGACCCTCCAGCTCCGGGTCGTCTCCGGGGTTGGCGAATCGCTTGGAGATGCCCTCCCCCAGCAGCATGTTGAACAGGAAGGGGACGACCCGGTTGATGTCGATGGCTGCCGAGCTAGCCGCGTCGTCGCTTGGCTTTCCTAGCAGGTCGGAGATCGCCTGGTTCAGGCGGGCCAGCCAGGTCCCCATGAGTGGGGTGGCCTCGGCCAGGTACGGGTCGTAGAAGATCTGGGCTTCCAGCTCGGTGAAGCCGGCGCCGACGATCTGGTAGGTGACGTCGTTGAGCCCATCGCCCCTGGATGCGGTATCCCGGAGGACGTCCTGCACCTTGCCGACGAACCGTAGGCCGTCGCGGAAGCCGTTGCAGGGCTCCATGCGCTCGATGCGCGCGACTACGTCCCGGCCGATCTCCTCGCTGGGGCAGATCCAGGCCATGACCCAGTCGCCCGGGAGGACGGCCGAGAAGTAGTTGATCGTCGAGTGCGACAGCTTGACGGAGAGCGACGAGGTGGGTGAACCTTTCTGCTCCTGGGTCTGGATCGTCTCCAGGTCGCCCGTGATGACCAGCGGCGGGTAGCGCAGCCGCACGCCGTCGGCCGCATCCGTGGAGATGGACTTCGTCTTCCCGCCGTCGTCGATCCCCATCTTGGTGCGGTCGGCGGACGCCGGGAGCGCCACCGGGAAGACGGCGACGATGCCGTACGGGGAGTAAGAGACATACCTGATGGCAGCTCGCTCGCTGGCGCTGGTCGGCTTGCCGGAGACGAAGTCGTCGATGATGTGGTAGCGAGGAGCTGGCATCGACGCTCAGATTTCGGTTCGGTTGACGCCGACGCGACTCCTGCTAAAAAGAGATCAAGATGAGCACAGTACGCCCCTCTATCGTTCGCGATCGGTGCAGACTGGGTCGTAGCCAGAAACACGACTGGAACGCCCTTCTTTTACGAAGGGATCCCCGAGAAGCGACTCCCCTACGTCGTAGATCCTAGCGAGGACCCATCCGACCCCCGCTGACTACTATCTGGGCCCTCGTCTCGCTGATCGCCTGAGCCAACTTCTTTAGCTCCGCTGAGACCTCATCTACCGCTATCCCGACCTTGTTCGCCACGTTACCGAAGGTCGTGGCCGTCGCCTGCATATTCTTTATGTCGGCAGCCAGCAGGCTGGGCATGTTCTCGCGCTCGCGCTCCAGCTCGCCCTGGAACCTGGACTTCTGGGCCTCCAGGGCCAGCTCGTTAGAACCAGCCGCCGCGTCTCCGATGCCTCGGCCTGGCGTCCTCTTGCCGCCGATCATCGTGCCGTACGAGCCGATCCCAGCCTCGATCCTGGCCATCGACTCGCCGACCATCGCGCTCTCGGCCAGGCCAGTCTGCGTCAGGAAGGCGCCGCGGGCGGAGATAGCCTCCGCCTGCTCCCCCTTGCCTAGCGACCGGAAGTAGTCCCCGAACGAGCCGCCGAACCGACCGCGCACTACCTGCGTCTGGCGCTGCACGGCGTCCAGCTGGCCGTTCTGGTTGGAGGTCGCCGAGATGGCCCGGTCGTAGGTGCGAGCCATGATGCTGCGACCGTACTGCTGGACCATCTCTTTGGTGATACCTTGTACGCGCAAGTGAGCGGGTATCGGTGCCCCACCCATGATATCGATCATCAGGCGGGGATCGATCTGAGCTAGGGTCTCTTGGGCCCCCACTGACAGGCCGGGTCCGGCAGCGATCGCGGACAGCAGGTTGGTTCCCGACTGGTATGGGTCCACCCTGCCCTGCGAGATCCGGCCGATGCCGGCCAGCCCGGCACCAGCGAATCGCGCCTGGAACACGTCCTCCGCCGCGTTGCCGCCGCGGGCGAACTGCGTCATGGCGCCGAGCACCCCCAAGCCGCTCGTGGGAGCTGCCCCGTTCAGCATCGCTCCGGCGGCCGTCTGCCCGTAGAGCGAGGCCGCGCCGACGTCCATCCCGCCCGCCCCGCGGCCGACCAAGTTGGTTAGGTTGGACCAGAAGGTGCCAGCATCGCCAGTCATGGCGGCAGCCCCCAAGATGCCTCCGGCACCGCCGAGATGTCCGATTTGGCCTTGCACCCCCAGTCCAACCAGCCGCTGGGCCGTGCCCAAGCCAGCGGCACCCTCGATCTGGCCGAAGGCCGACAGCACCTCGCCGCGCGATATGCCGCGATTCTCGAAGCCGCGCAGCAATCGCAGGGCGTTGTTCGTCTTCCACTCGTCCACTCCGGCCACCGCGCCGGTGCCCTTCTGCTGCATGATGATGCTGCGCTGGCGGTCGGCCCCCATCCCCAGCGCTCGCATCGCGCCGACGTCGGCCATGGCGTTCTGCTGGAACTGGTTGTGCGCCTCGAACATCAGCGGGAAGGCCTCCCGGAATCGCTGGATGTAGGCCATCTGCTCGCCGGTCATCTGCGACGGGATGTTGCCGATACCCCTCATCGCCTGGTTGAGGCCTCCGACGGGGTTCATCTTGAACGCCTCCCAGCCGCCAGCGATGGCCGCTTGGGTCCGGCGCCACCCCTCGGCGTCGAAGGAGACGCCCCCGGAGACCGACTTCTCGAAGCCGCTGACGGCTCTCGATCCTCCCCTCGCTAGGTCCTCGAAGCTGCGCCTGGCCACCTCGTTGCTCTGGATCAGGCGGTAGGCCTGCATCAGGCCCAGGTCGCCGTGCTTGACCGCCAGGGCCGCGTGGGCGTAGGGCGTGTTGCCGGTCATGGCGCGAGACAGGAAGTCGTGCGGGGCCTGCTGGGCTTCCTGCATGCCGGACTTCATGGAGTTCCAGATCGTCTTGCCGATGACGGCGCCCAGCACGGCCGCGCCGCCGTACTGCATGGTCGTGGGGCCTACGCCCATCATGCCGGCGTACCGCTCGCCGATGCCGCCCAGATCCTGGCGCAATAGCTCGGCGCGAGCCCCCCACTTCCCCTGGCCGCCGAGCGCCGCGGCCTGCAGTTCTGCTCGCCTGACCGACTGGTAGGTTTGCTGGGCATCCCCTAGCTGTCCCATTCCGGCGTACATTTGAGATCGCAAGGCGCCCATGTCGGAGTATACCGGCTGCCCGCGCCCGGCGGCAGCGGACAGCGCCCCGTAGGTCGCCGCCAGCTTGCCGACCTCAGACCGCAGCTTGGCTACCGCTCGCTCCTGGGCGCTAGACTCAGTCTGCAGGGCCCTGGTCATGCCCTGGAGCGCCGTCTTGGAACTGGAAGCCATGGCCGCGAAGAACGACCGCGACTCCATCAGCCGCTGGTTCATGGCGGTAGCCGGCGTGGAGGTGGGCCGCGGGGTGGCGGGGGCCTTGCCTGGCTGCCCTCCGGCCGAGCTGCCGGACGCGGGAGCCCACCCCAGCATCTGGGATAGCGGCCCGAGCACCTTGGCCAGCCCCTCCACCTCCCGCTTCAGCGCGGCGATGTGCCTCGACGACGCCTGGAGCATGGCGGGATCGAAACCGAACTTCAGCGTCTTGTCGAGCGTGTCAGCCACGGGGGGAGGATTCCGGTATCGGGATCTCGATACTCTCATCGGGATTTCGATACTCTCGACGCCAGCGCGGCTAATCGTATCAGCATGAGCGCACCTGCCCCCAAGAGCGAGTTCACGATCGACATCGACTACACCGACGCGGACACTGGCAAGAGGTACGAGGGGTCCTTCACCTTCAAGTACAGCTTGTCCATGGCGGACAACGCGGCTATCGGTCGCATCCGTCGCCAGATCATGGGTGGCGTCGCCGCAACCAGCCTGCACGACGACAACGACTACCTGCTCGCCCAGTGCCAGGCCGAGATCGGAGTTCGCGCCGTCGCGCCGATCCCGGCGTTCTGGACCGCGAAGCAGGGAGACGACCTTCCCGCCGACCTCGTCCGCGAGATCGGCACGAAGATGACGACCGAAGTTCAGAGGGTCCGCGAGCAGCGCGCCGCCCAGGCCGAGCAGGCTCGCAGCCAGATGCGAAAGGCCCAGTCGTGATCGGGCAGGACAGGAAGGCCCTAGCCGACCTCTCCTTGGCGGTCAGGGAGCGCCTGAATCGCGCCGAGCAGGCCGAGGAGCTGCGGCTGAGCCTGGAGCTGCATCCTCTCGAGGCGCCAGAAGCCAAGCCGACCCAGGCCGAGCCGACCGGCTCCAGGATCGTCGTAATCGACCTCTCGTGATCGACGACTTCCAGGCCGCCCGCCTCCTGGCCGCCTTCAACGTGTTCGCCAGGCACAACCACAAGGCGGGCGACCCGTCTTCCCCCGAGCCATCCCCCGAGTACCTGATCAGGCGCATCCAGAGGGTCTGCTGCGTCATCCTGAACGCCTCCATCTTCGAGATCGAGCGCATGCCGCTGGCCGACATGCTCGCCCACTACTACGAGCACACCTACGACGAGCTGTCGGAGGCAGAGGGCGAGGAGGCGGCGGAGAGGTGGCGGGAGGAGATCGCCATGCTCGTGGAGACCGAGCAGGAGCGCGCGGAGCGCGAGGCCAGGGAGGCCGCAGATCGCAAGGGTACGGACGATTTCGCTAAGGATACCGAAGCCTTGAATCAGAAAGAGGTGCGGATCAAGGAGAAAAGCAGGAGCCGCAGCGAGCCGAACCTGGAGGCGCAGGCGGAGCGGCTGCGGGAGCTGGCGAAGAAGACCGGAGCGAAGATCGGGGTCAGCCGGAAGTACTCTTGACGCAAGTTGGCTTGGCTTGCAGCAGGGCGGCGCTGCCGGCCTGGCGCCAGCGCGCCGTCTTGCCCTTGCGGGTAGGCGTGACGTCTAGCTCCTCCAAGCCGCAGCGCGAGCACACGGCATCTACCTGACTGTCCTCGCCGCGCCTGCGGTGGATCGACTCGAAGTGGTGCTTGTCGGCCCCGGCTTCCGCTTTCGGCCTCTTGGCGCGCAGGTCCGCCAGTTCTTCCTTGGTTTTTGGCTTGAACATATAGGAATCCTTTTACGAATCGCGAATCGCAATCAGCGAAGACGCGCCTTGCCGGCCCACAGATCGGCCAGCTCGTTCATCGGGTCGCCGTTGTGGCCTCGAACGTGCTCTAGCTCGACGTTGCCACGGGCGGCCATGTGACGGCAGATCTGCTGGATCAGCTCGACGTTCTGCTTCGCCCGCCAGTCTCTCGTCAGCGAGCCGATGGCGTACTCGGAGTCGGAGTAGATCTTGAGCCGGATGTCGGTCCTGGGGCAGCACGCCATGGCCAGCCAGATGCCGGTCAACTCGGCGATGTTGTTCGTGCCGGGGCCGATGCGGAGAGAGGCGACCCACTTACTTTCAGTAATAGGTTCCGATCGCGGGATGCCCGTCTCGTAGCGCCCGAACGGAAGTGGCGCCTTGCTCTTGCCCCAGTCAATAACCGCGGCGCAGCCCACAGCCAGATCGGTTCGCACCCCGCTGCCGTCGGTGTACATGGAAGCGGAGGTGCCGATCGGCGCGTCGCCCCATGCCTCCAGCCACGGCAATGTCGTGAGCTGCCTATGCAAGACCAGATCTCGATCATCCAGGCGGCACGACAGCAGGGACTTGTCTTCGCTCAGGCCGGTCGCGTGCGCGTCCACGAGGCGACGCAGGACCTCCTCCGGCCAGCCGGCCTTATGCAGGGCGACGAGCTCATAGCTTTTCACCGGCAGACCCCGGTGGACTCGTCGCACGTCGGCTGGGCCAGTACCGTGGTCGGAGCGCAGGGAGGGGCGCTGGCGATCAGCCTGGTGCCGCCCCACAAGCCGATGGCCGTGAAGATAATGGCGAGGGCGGCCGTCATCCCCACGTCCCACAAGCGATCCAGGCGGTTCTGCCTGGCCATGGAGTCGATGGCGGCCTGGCTTGCGGCCTCGCCTGCCTGCGGCGGGTCGGGCATCTCGAAAGCCTCGAAGTGGACCCCGAGGTGCTCGAAGCTCTTACCCTTGGCGGCGGCCGTGGCGATCTCCGGCACGCCGTAAGCCGTCAGCTCGTCGGCGGACATCTGCACGCGCACCTCCCCGCGGGGGCCGACAATTGGCTGAGACATCTTGTAGAAAAGACTCATGTTTCTCTCCGTACTAGTGGTCGTGGTGTTGGTTGCAGTGGTGGTGGCCGCGCTTGCCCTCCCAGCGCCCGATAAACAGGCCGATGGCAACGACAGCGATCAGGACGCTCGCTGCGTCCATCCACCCGTGGTAGGCGGCGATCCTGGCGCCGCCGAGCGCGGCCAGCAGGTATCCCAGCAGGTGGGCCGGGCACAACAGGCAGGCGAGCGGCGCCAGCAACAAGGTGACCTTGCTCTTGCGCGTCATCCTAGTGCATCCCCTTGCGGCGCTTCAGCTTGGCGCACGCCTCGGAGTGCTGGGCGCGGTGGGCGGCGCAGCGACCGACGCTCTCCCCGTCGACCTTGACGGCCGGAAGCGGGCAGGACACGCACATGCCCCGCTCGCGGCGGCGCTTGTTGCGCAGGTTCCACGGCTTCGGGTGGCGAGCGAGCTCAGCGCTCTGGGCCTCGCTCCGCAGGTAGCCAGTGGCTCGAAGGCCGGCTAGGGCTGCCCGAACGCAGGACCGCGCCGACGGGCCCTTAAGCGACTCTGCCAGCCGTGGGTACTTGGCGACCAGGCGGTCGTATATCTGCTTGGGGGTGGGGTTCTTGAAGTACTTGGCGACGGACCAGACTAGCTCGCGCCAGGTCCGGTTTGGTTCGGTGCTCATCTGTCTCGGTGCCTCCTGCGGGAAGGATAGCACCGACCGAGAGGCGCTAGCAAGTGAATGCGAGCGGGTGCGAGCTACAGGGCTGCAACTAGAGCGGCAGGAAGGTAGAGTCGGCCGGCTCGGAGTTGTCGGTCAGCTCGTCGTCCACAAGTATGCCAAGGTACGACACGGACATCTGCGTAAGCTGCCTCGCCGCGTACCCCGTGGAGTAACCGGTTGGTCGCACGTCGCGGATGGTGGCGATCGTCTGGTTTGTCTTGCGGTCATGGAGCGTCAGCACCTGATAGTCGGCCGTCAGCAGGTCCTGCACGCGCGGGAGGCCGCCGTCCGTGTGGGCGCCGTGGCCTACGACTCTCCAGCCCGTGCAGGAGATGTTCACCGGCTCGACGGCGGTGTACTCGAGAGCGGCGGCGGTCCATCTTCCCAGGAGGAAAACTGGGGCTACATCGTATTGCATCCCGAACGAACATGACTCATAGATCCCAAAATACCGAACAACGCCGGTGGAGGGATCTATCCTACCAAGGCGCACACGTGGGCCGCTTAGGACACCAGTAGTCATATTATCCTACCTCCTTAGATGAGGTTCGCATGTTGCGAGGATTCATCGCAGCCTCCCAGCCAAGGCCGTCAGCCGGGCTTTCGTGTCTGGGTTGCCGTGCGGTAGGGCCACTAGCTCGTTGATGGCAGCACGAGCCGAGGCGTGATCTCCTGACTGGAGATGGCCGGCGATCTTGGCTTTGATGTCGTGCTCTGCGGCTCGCATCTTGGCGTGCGCGATGTGGTTCGGATCGGCTCCCGCCCTCTCGGACATGTCGGCTGCATGTCGGTAGGCATCGGCCGCCTCCTGGTGCGCTGCCGGATCCCACTTTCGCGGATCGACGCCCTGCGACGTACCGTGTCTGCCGGAATACAGCTTCTTGACGCCGATCGCCTTGGCGCCGGCCTGCTGAGCGCGGATGTGGGCGATGCCGGCTTCCATCTCAGATGGAACAGCCTTCCTTAGCTCCACCGCCGCCAGGATGCCGCGAGCTAGGATCGCGGCGCGGGACTCTGACTTTTGGGTAGGAGGAGGTACTTTGAACGTATGAGCAAAGGCGGAGACGTGATGATCCCGCCTTCCTTTCGGCGAATCAGTCGTCACCGTCCTGCCATCTTTGGAAATTTTCACTATCTGATGGATCATTCCGAAGTCATCCAGATGATCGCCAACTTCGGCCTCCTCACCCCTGTTGATCTTGATCTTCTTGCCTCTGGATGGATCGTAGAGAGGAGGCTGGTTCGGAAATCGCTTCCTTTGTATCTCTGCAGGCCCCCACTCGTAGGTGCGATCTGCGCTGCGAGCCACCATCGGATCGTCGACCGGCTCTCCCGCTGGACGACGCGGATATTTATCGCTGCCCATTATCTTCTTGCGGGGCTCGGACTTCGCGATCTTGGGTTTATAGTTCCTGGTGCTTGCTAAGTGGGGGTATGACTCCAGCGCCCTGCCCTCTGCTTCTGCGGCTAGCTCCTTGTGAGCTTGGTGGACAGCAGCGAAATCTTTTTTGCTGCGTACTTTGATTCCGACGCGCTCCCCATAGGGCTGCATCTCTCGTACGGTGGTGGTCGGTGTTAGAGCTAAATTCTCGACGTATAGGGCGTTCTGATGAGCTTCCTGCGATCGACGCAACCGTTCTTTGGGCCACGAAGCGTCTGGCTCTCGGAGCCACTCGGCGTAGCTCTGTGGTTTTTCGTCCATTACGCCCTCCTCACGACCGGCCCGACGGTGAAGTTGATGGCCGCGAAGTAGATCAGCGTGTTGAGCTTGCAGCCCGTCACGTCGATCGTGTAGGTCGGCCCGTCCTGGGCCGCCGTCACCAGCGAGAAGCCCCGCGGCGACTCGTCGTCGGCCGTCAGGATGCGCGCCTTGAGGGCATCCCCCAGCAGCTTCTCGGTCGCCTTCTTGACCAGCGGCGCGTCGGCGTCGGAGCTGTTGTCGCCGACGATCCCGTCCTCCAGACCCAGCGCGACCGACATCTGCAGCAGGTCGCCCAGGAAGATGGCCTGGATGCTGTTGGCGTAGAAGCTGTTGTCGCGGATGTAGCACGTCTGGTCGGACACCCACGTCCAGCGCCCCTGGCTGCCCACCGCGGTCGGGTTGGCGGGCCCGCGGGACGCGACCAGGATGCCGGAGTCCAGCGCCCCCTCCACGTCGCCGCGGTTGTTGGGGTCGAAGTCGCCGTAGCGGTGCGAGACGCCGCTCTGGCGCGGCTCCCGGTGGACGATGCCGCCCGTGAAGGCTGCCGCCTGCATGGCGGCGGCTAGGACTGCGCCGTACCAAGGCTGGTAGAGCTGCGAGGTGGCATCCGGGCCGAGCGCCGTGAAGTCCTCGATGCACAGCGCCAGGCGGCCCTTGGTGGACTGCCGGACGCACAGCGGGCGCTGCACCGAGACGTAGCTGCCCATGACGCCGGCGAAGTACTGCCGGAACTTGCGCTCGAACTGGGTGGACAAGGCCTCAGCCTGCGCTCGGGCGTAGGAGATCACGTCCTCCAGCACGTAGGTCGAGCTGGACTCGGTCTCGCCGTCGGCGATGTCGGCCGTAGCGTCCTGGGCGATCAGCAGGCAGCCGAAGTTGAAGTTCAGCTTCTTGGCCGCGTCGATGGCGGCCTGGAAGGCCGCGGCGGTGGTGCCGCCCTTGGCGCCGCCGGCAAGGAAGCCAGACGCCACGTCCGGGAGGCCGGCGGCGGCCGGGATGTTGGCCGCGGTCGTCTCGCCGAGCTGCACCAGCACGGTGCCCTCCACGGCCTCGAAGTACTCGCGGGCGTCCGCCTTAATGCGGCCCGGCTTCTCGCCGAAGGTGGAGCAGATGCCGGCCCCGACCACGCGGTCCAGGTAGCCGGTCACGCCGGCCTTGTACGAGCCCGGGGCCTTGACCCCGTACTGGGGCAGCGCCACTGTGGCCGAGTACCCGGGGCGAGAGTTGATGTAGGACACGAGGTCCGCGATGGTCGGGAAGTTCTTGAACAGGATCGACAAGTTGGAGCCCGACCCGCCGGTGACGCTCGTGGTCAGGCCGGTGTCGGTGATCGTCACGGTTCCGGTCGTCCCGGCGTAGCCGATCGTCATCGCCACGTTGCCGCCGATCGCCCTGGACCCGCCGGACGCCAGGGCGTACTCGGAGACCGAGTCCAGCGAGCGGGCGTCCATCAAGGACACCTCGTACTCGGCGGCCGAGGTCAGCAGGACTGGCGCCCCGGTCTTGGCGATCCAAGTCACCTTGGTCGCGTTGAGCTGGTAAGCGAGGTCGGTCAGCCGGCCGGTCGAGCTGGTCAGCTCGTTGACCTCTAGGGCCTTGCCTACGCCGTCGATCGGGTCGGCGGCCTCCAGCGTGATGGTCGCCGGAGAGAAGCAGCGTGCGTCGGTCGTAGCCAGCACGGTCCAAGCCGGCACGGCCACCGGGGCGGTCAGGGCGCCGGCGCCGCCGGAGGCGTCCAGCAGCTTGGTGGCGACGATGGTGGTCGAGGTGGCGGCCGTCACGACGTAGCTGCCGGCGTTCTCGTCCGCGCCGGAGTGGAAGGCCGTCGCGGCGATCGTGTCGCCGGGGGCGGTCAGGACGGTGGCGCCGGTGCCCGGGGTGGTGACCACGACCAGGCCGGCAGTGACGGCGACGCCGGCACCCACCTGGGCCTCGAAGTTGGCCACGGTCGAGACGCCCGACTGGTAGTGGTAGGTCATCGCGTTGCCGGCGACCGTGATGTTCCCGGCCCCCAGGCCGTCCGCCACGGTGGCCAGCGTCACCGCGTTGCCGCCAGACCCCGACTTGTTGAGCTTCAGGATCGTGTTGATCTGCGACGGCGCGGCGTCAACCGAAGGCTGCAGCAGCGCGTGGGTGCCGCCGACCGGGCTGGCCGCCGGGATGAACAGGGTGTCGCCCACGGTCGGCGTGGTCGCCCACGCGACCGAGCGGGTCAGGGTCAGCTGGTAGCTGGAGACGGCCGCCGCGAGCGTGCCGGCTACAGTCAGGATCGAGCGGTTGGCGCCGCCCGTAGCCGAGATGCCGGCCAGGGCGTCCAGACCAGCCACCGTGGTCGTCGGGGTGTCCAGGGCCGCCATCTGATACGCCAGGGCCGCGCCGCCGCTGGCCCGGAGGCTCAGGTCGGTGGTGTTGTTCGGCACCAGCAGCGTGAACTGGCCGGTGGTCGGCGCCACCTCGGCCTGGGCCGCGGCGGAGGCGTACGAGATGAGGTTGCCGTACTCGCCCCAGCTCTTGTCGGCGAGGGTGTGGTAGGTGCCGCCGCCGATCTTCGGCAGCGCCGCCGACGCCTTGCTGGAGTTGTTGGTCTTGATGAAGTAGATCGCCTGCGGCGCCCCGCCCAGCTTGGGGTCCTGGCTGGGGTTGATCGCCCCGAACATCGCGTCCACGGCCCTGCCGGTCAGGTACTTCTGCCGGAAGGAGGCGAACTGCGTCGGTCGGTAGAAGTTCTGGGTGAGGTCCGACTCCAGCGACCAGTGGGGGCCGGCATCCGCCTCGCCGATGAGGCACAGGATGCCTCCGCCGGGGACGTTGGAGGCGTTATTGAGCACATTTAACGACGGATATCCCCCCGGGATCGAGGTGGATCCATTCTTGGTGGTGAGGCGAAGAGCCATGCCTGGGAGGTTGATCGATCTTGAATCTGCGCTATGGATGGCGTCGCGAATTTGTACGGTCTGTCGTGTAGAGATGCCCTTAGACGCCTTCATCAAGGCGAAGAACTCCTCTGGTCGAGGTTGGTACTGTCGCCCCTGCAGTGCAGCCCGCAAGCGCATCCCAGCCTATCGACTTCAGGCTCAAGTCCGTACCTACGGTTTGACCAAGGCAGACTACTTTCGGATGCTTGCCGACCAAGACGCACGATGCGGGATCTGCTCTCGTCCGTCACCGGACAGGCCGCTGTGCATCGATCACGATCACACCAAGAGCGGCCCTTCGTCTGTCAGAGGTCTGCTTTGTTCGCCTTGCAATTCGGCCCTCGGCCGATTCGGAGAGTCGACGGAAGTGATAGCTCGTGCGGCAGCCTATCTGGAGCGCGACCCGATAGCCTGGATGAAGCAGTTTGAACCTAAACCCGTCGGTGCGGCTAGACAATGCACTCGGTGCAAAGAATGGAAGGGGTTGGATCGATTTGCGATACGGGGCGGTACGTCGCGACTGACTCGACGCTGCGATGACTGCAAGGAGGAGTTCAAGATCCCCCAAGCGCAGCGAGTGCGCCTCACCAAATACGATCTGACGGTTCGGAGATATTCTGCGCTCCTCGTCGCCCAAGATCACCGTTGCGCCATCTGTTTGCGCCCTCAAGAGAAGCCTTACGTCGATCACTGCCATCGAACGCAGCGGGTCCGCGGCCTGTTATGCCTGGATTGCAACCTGGGGATCGGATTACTGGGGGACTCGCCAGAGCTGGCGAGGCGAGCTATCGAGTACTTGAAGCGATTCAACGGGTCGTGAGGCGTTGGGCCATGCCCAGCGGATTGGATCAGCCGTCCGAAGGGAGGACGACCTTGCGAGCGAGATCTGGGGCCTTGGTGGCCGGGTGGTTGGCGAGCGTCACGCCGCGCTCCCGGTAGCGAGGATGCAAGCGGTTATCCAAGTTACCCAAGCCAGCTTCATCACGGAAGTTATCAGCTAGGCGGTTGGCGACCTCGCGACGATCGGCGGGAGAAAACATTGCCCCACCACCAGCAGAACTGAACTGCTGCTGGTAGCTTTTTGCCGCGGCGTCCGCTAGGTGACTAAACGCCTTAGCTGCTAGAGCATGATCGTACTTGCCGGCGGCCATCCTATCGGCCAGGTTGCTCTCGATAGCCTCGACTTGCGGCAATAGCGACTCGTTGTTGTCAGCGTGGAGATGCAGCTCGCGGACGTGATCCTCGTTGTGCTCCTGGGGAGGGCGAGGGGCTCTAGCTGCTTTCGACAGCGACGCCCCGCCAGCCCCCTTGATCATCGCGTTGAGCTTCTCTAGCGGCGACCCGGCGGGGGCGCAGGGTTCTGCCTTCTTGACCGGCTTCTCGTGGTACTTGCGGTGGTAGTCCTTGATCTCCTCGGCGATCTTCTTGGTGATCGGGAGGTGCCCCTTCTTCTCTCAGGCCCCGCGCTGCGAGTGGACCGACGGCAGGTTCTGGCCGGACTGGATCTTGCGGGCGCGGCCGGAGCCCTTCGACACCCACACCGAGTGGTTGCCGTTGGCGTCGAAACCGTGGGCGTGGACGTGGTAGCCGTCGCCGATGTCGAGCGTCTTAGAGCCACTCTTGCCTACCTCGCCGATGACGTCGGATTTCTCTGCCTTCTCTACCGACTTGTGCCACGCCGAGGACCACC